TATTGACATGGAACTGAGTTTCATCGCTTTAATGGCGACCTGTTTAATTTGTGCGTCCGTGGCAGTTATCTTCCGATTAGTCAGGTAATCATCAGCTTTAATAATACGCTCGACTTCTCTCATACGCATGTCAAGAATTTTCTCTTGTTCCGCCCTCGAGGGTTCCTTTGTCAAATCAGCACCATGATCGATTTGACCAACCGTCGGTTCAGCGGGACCAAAGGCAAGTCCGCGCACAGGTACATCGAAGTCAATATTATTGTAAGCACTAGATCCCTGTGCATCAGGATGATTTATCGTCACAGGAACGAACTCTTTCATCTGGATTTTCTCTCCAGGTAATGGATCACCTCGTTTCAATATGGTGATCTGTGGTTGCACATCTCTCACTTCCTCGGTGGCTTTGACGAACTGAATAGGTCTGAAGCTTGTGCTATAAACAGGATTTACATGCACGGTGCCATTTTGAGCCATATCAGATTCCAACATAGACCCGTTCTTTTCGAGCTCAGCTCGGTATGCTCGTATGGGCTGGATATATTCATACTCAGCTTCAACAGCACACTCCTCCTCTTCCTCAAAATCTTCATCTCCATCTTCATCATTCTCACAATTCACATGCTGATCACTCAATGCACTCCCCCCTTCGTCATGACCTTCGCTAACAACAGAGGATTCTGGCTGCGGATCATGATTATTGGGGGTTGGGCTATGAGCGATGAATCTCGCCCGCATTCTCTCGGATGGTGTTGGAGACGTACCATCATAATGTCTCCATGATACTTCGGATGGTTCAGGCATGTCAGCTGGATCAATGTGTGCGTCAATATCGGTCAATGTCAAAGGATATGACCAATCAACGATCACCTCTTGTTCATCGCGCCCATTGAGATATTTTTCATCGCTATTTTTGAGTTGCAACTTGAAATCACACTGCATACCTAAAGACTGTTTATCTGGCATGATAATGTGAGCACTCATCCTGTTTACATTGAACAACAAATCTCCTAGAGCGGTTCCTCTCAAGACAGCAAAGCGATCTAAGCCTCCTTGTATTTGACCAGTTCCAACGGCATTTTGGATACAAAATACGTCACCAACACCGCCTCGAATTCGGTGGCGTGTCGTTGCTAGAGGTATCGGTTGACCTCTGTACATGAAGTATTTCCTTGGTGGTAAAGCATCCAAATCTCCAATATGCTGTGGCAAGTCGTCAAGGTCCGTGGCATAAATATCGCTCGTTATGTACTCAGGGAATGATTCAATACGAGCATGCGTTATGCGTTCATCAATCCCTTCAGGTCTTGGATGACATTTCTTTGCGTTCACCCCCTCCAAAATGTGGGTAAACCAATGAACAAACTTGTTCCAAGGTCCTTGCAGTGATCCCAATTCAGGATCTTTGAACTCATCCCCCATCCTTTTAAAAGTTTTTCCAATAATATTCATCCTTTTCCCTCTTGCGATCGCAGCACAAATGATAACATTCATCGTTATGGTATCGAATTCCTTAGCTTCCAACGTCACACCAAGCCGTACGACCTTTTTCGCGATCGTGATTTTGTTTGAAATTGACCTAGCGTAACAATACAGAGC